ATCCTAAACCTATTGAAGCAGCGTCTTCAGTTCATAGATTACAGTTAAATAAAGCAGATAAAGCTTTAGAAGGATAATAAAATGGCAGGAGCTCCAGGATTAGTAGAATATAAAAATCAGCCAGCAATACCGCCTGAAGTACAAATGACACCTACGTTTATTACTTACGGTGGATATGAATATAGTGAATCAGATTATTCGTACGTTGGATGGGTTGGTAAATCTATGCAACAATATTACGTACCTGATACGTTGACATGGTTAGATAGCGCTGACTTCATTGCCAGATCTTTAAAACTAAAATACGCAAATCCTGGAAAATATATTAGACATACTGAAGAAGGAACTATACTTGGTTTCGATTCAGATGGATTCCCTCTTAAATATAGTGATGATTCTTGTCGCGCAATAGCGTCAAATTTACTAGATGAAATAATATCATATTGTAATGAACATGATAATATAGGTTATTAGAAATGCCTATATTAATTGATGCATCATCGATAACCTTTAATGCTCAGCCGGGTCCTCAAGATTTAGGGCCTACAAATCAGCCTAGCTCATATGATGGTATAAAACAAACAATTACGCCTCAAAATCCTACTGCACTAGCTTCATTAAAAATAGCAGGAGATGCATCTGGTTATACTATGGGTGGAGGTTATTTGCACGCGTTTAACCATCTTAATGGTATAGGACAAATGCCTTATGAACAAGCCGATATCGCGTTATATAATTCAGGCGGGCTTACCGCGCCACCACAATACGGATATAACTTTATTAGAATGCAGCCAATAGCTGGCATTATGGCAGGTACTACGGCTTCTGCATTTGTACTAGGTGCCTTTAGGCTTACTAACGGCCAAGCTATTTTTAAAGGCTCTGGTGGCGATAATTCAAACGCATATCAGAGTGCAGACGGAACTACATCATTTTATCCTAATTATAATTCTAGTATACCTGTTTCTAATTCAACTAAATTTCCATTTGCGGCGTCTGGAAGTGGCCCTATCGCTGTAGCTCTTACAACTGATTTATCTGCAAATGCCATCCCTGGGCGTTATTCACCAGTAGCTTCAGCTCCTGATAGAGCAAATAGCGGCTTCTTTTCTGGCACCAATTCATCTCGGAATTCCCCCGTGCCCACTCCACAAATCAATTCAGGGATGCAGTCAACGGATGCGAATTACTATATGCCATGGGCAAGTGAAACTAAAACTAATTTTGGTCCTACACTTTCGCCGCTGGCTCCTCAGATATCGGTAGGTGAAACAGGCCCTGGGAACATTTACCGCCAAGGTTATGGCGGCGGTGCAAGATGGGTGCCCAGTGGGCATATCCATTATTGGGGATCAGCGGGCGGCACGCCCTCAGTGAATGCTATCAATAGATTTGGTGTAAAATTTCCTACATCTAACTATGTCAGTATTAGTACTGCGGTGACAGTTAACCAATCCCCGTCGACTAATCCTTATTTTGGCGCTTCTGGCGCGGGTCGTCTGGTTGCACTTTCACCACCAAGCGCAGGCGTTCCTTCTAATATGATAATGGTAGGTGGCGGCGCATCTACTCCGTCTACTACTGTTCCTCAAAGAGGGATAACAAGATATCCAACAGCATCGGTTACTACTATAGCTGACGGTAGTCCATTAGGCCCCTTTCAAGCAGTTCCATCTCCTCAAATTCCAAGGCACCCGAATCGTATGGTTGCAGAAAGCAGTTCTAGTCATTTAATTTATTATGGTGGTACTTCACCGCAACAATTCAACCAACGATATACGTATGTACTTCCATACGCTAGCTTTAATACAGCATCAGTAAGTTATCAAGGTACTATGTGGGAAGATGCTGCGCAGCCTCAATCGGCTATGCGATATCCTAAAACACAAGGGTTTTCAAATAAGGTTTAAGATATAATGGCATTAACGTTTACAGAAGATAGTCCGTCTCAATTAACTATAAGTAATAGTGGAGGTAAGGATATAGTACTTACTAACGATCCTTCTAATCCAACTACTATACCTCAATTTGCGCATGGTTCTAAAGTATCAATACAAGGAACATTATATGGGCAAGTACCTTCAAGTTCTTATGGCGGAATAGGCGCGTCTGTTCCTGTAACGTATACTATGGCTAGATCTCCTGCAAGCGGTGCCGTAAATGAAGGAACTGCTGTTTCATTTACTGTTACAGCTTCTGATGGATCTGCTTCTCCTTATCCTTACACAATTACCGGTATAACTTCAGCTGATTTAAATCCTTCTGGAACAAGTCTCACTGGAACAGGTACTACGGGCACTGCAGTGCCATTTACTCTTGCAAGTGATAATTCTACCGAAGGTACTGAAACAATGACTTTCACTATTCCAGGTAGTTATACTGGTCCTCAGCAATCGTTATCTATTCCTATTTCCGATACTAGCACAACTCCAGGCGGGGGAGGTGGAGGAGGAGGTTCAGGTCCATTTATCGTATTAGGACCGCTATCGGCGCCATATATTACATATCCAAATACCACAGGTGGAATTAATAACGTTTGGTTTAGAAGAGGTTTAGTTAGATATAATTTGATAGCCTCTGAACTTAGTGCTGCGGGTATGTCTGGCCCTACAGCTCTTACTAGTATTTCTTGGAATAATATTAACGTTCCTACCAGACCGACACAACCTCAGTTTACAATACTTTTAGCACCTACATCAAACCCTAGCGTTAACGCTGGCGCTGTGTCACCACAAACTACAGTTCGCGCATCATCGCCTTTTACTTGGACTAGTGTTGGACCTACAACATTTCCGTTTACAACGCCTTGGACATATCCAGGAAGTAATGGAATACAAGTTACAGTAATATGGGGTCAAGTTAGTCCAAATTACGCATCTTCCGGTCAAATGGCATTTAGAGCACCTGGACGTATGTATTATGCTAGAACTGATGGCAGTGGTTTTTATCCATCAACTCAAGGTACTCCTCAGGCCACCAATACCGGGCGGCCGATAACGGTCTTTAATTAAAAGGTTTAATCTATTATGACTATTTTGTTTGAACAAACACAAGACACTATTCGTGGTCATAATTTTATGCTAAGAGGCATTTTTAGTAATGTTAGTAGTCCTCAAGATAATCACGGAAACATACAGATAAGAACCGTAAGTTATAATACTCAAAATCCTCAAGATCCACAAGGCGATGGCGCGCCATCTGATTTTACTCATACTGCTTGGGTTTTTGCGGGGCATCCTGTAAATACGATTGCTCCTAATAATACTGCTTCGACACTTTTACATGCATTTACAATAGCTAAGCCTGGAAACCAATATATAAAATCCGATGATGGTTTTTTTAATTTTGGGTGGCACGGACCTTCTTTGCCTACCGCTCTGCAGCATAATGTTTATCAATTAACCTTTTCAAATAATACCGAAGTTGCCGTAGGAAGTGCGCAAGGTTATCCTAGCATATATGCGGCGGGCTCAGCGACTGGTCCTACTCAAGTTCTATTGATGGGTGGCCAAACATCATCAAATAGTGGAGAACAGCAAGCTATATGGTCAATGCCTAAAGCGTCGAAATCTGCGGTATCTATAAATCCGAGTGTGAATACTTATTTACCTGCGGTTTTTTCTACAACTAGCAGAAATATAGGCTCAACCCAAGGAGAATCTCAAAATTGGAGTGAAAATGGAAACGATAAATGGTATTCCAATGAAGCTGGCGATATATATTCTGGATCATTTGCTAGTGGAAATGGTAGTCGAATTTTGTCAGATATGCGTAATCCCGGTAACCAATCGTTTATGTCCAGTAGCGTGCTGGCAAACCCCGGTAATGTAGGATCTTCAGGCGAATTTTCTGTTCATTTTCTTAATGGGGATACTCATCCGTATCATCCATTAGTATCTTCTGTTCCAAATAGTCAACACGAACTTGGTGTAAAATTACCTTTTGCAACAGCTCAAGCAACAGGAGGTTCTATTTTATATCTGCCTCCAAGTCTTTTCGTAAAAGGCCGCGATATGTCACCAGCTGGCATTGGTAATATAGCAAAAGCTTCGCCAGGAAGTTGGAGATGGGATACTGGAGTAGCTTCTAACGCAGATGCAGTTTGGGTACACGGTGGTCTGTACTCCAACGTTGGCCCGTACCAACCCGCTTGGAAACAAGTAGGAAAAATTCCATTTTCTAGTATGACTAGTGCTGTTGCATCGGCCGGAGATGCCGGTCAGTGGGGAGTAAGATATACTCAAGGAAATAGTGATGCAAAAACTGTTTTTATGTCAAAGTCTTTGAATTCGGGATCTCCGGAAGTCAGCAATTGGAGAACATTTAATTTACAAAATTCAATTACAACTACTACTGTTGGTACAGCATCTGCTGCAGGCCCAGGATATATTCCCGCGGTTCGGGTAGGAATAAGCAAAGTTGGTGGTTTTGCTTACATCGGTTAAGTTGTATAAATAGCTAAAAATATATTAAGGTTTATCATATGGCTAATCCGAATAATAGACAAGGTTTAATTGATTACGCGATGAGATCTCTAGGAGATCCTGTCATAGAAATTAATATTGACCCAGAGCAGCAAGAAGATAGAGTTGATGAAGCTCTTCAGTATTATCAAGAATTTCATTCTGATGCTACATTAAGAACTTATCTTAAACATCTAATTACTTCGGACGATGTTACAAATGAATATATTTCTTTAGCATCAAATATAACATTTGTATCACAATTGTTTCCTATCCGCGGCGGATCAATAACAAGAGATTTCTTTGATATAAAATATCAATTACATTTAAATGATATAGCCAATCTTCAGACTTACATGGGAGATTTAGGTTACTATGAACAAATGCAACAATATCTTTCTTTGATTGATATGAGAATGAATGGTACTCCTCAAGTCCAGTTTTCAAGAAAGCAAAATAGACTTTATATTCACGGCGATTTCACAGATGGTGATTTAAAGGCCGGAGACTACGTTGTAGCAGAGGTATATGAAATACTTGCACCAGATTCTCATACGAGTATTTGGAATGATAGATGGCTAAAAGAATATACGACGGCTCTATTTAAAAGACAATGGGGCCAAAATCTTATTAAGTTTGAAGGTATGACATTACCGGGCGGAGTTACGCTCAATGGCAGACAAATTTATGAAGACGCGCAATTAGATATCGATAGGCTAAAAGAAGCAATCCGCACTGAGCATGAGATGCCAGCTGATTTCTTTATGGGGTAAATCATGGCAACTAATATGTATTTCAGCCAGGGCAGTAGGTCAGAGCAACAATTATATGAAGAGATTATAATTGAGTCGCTAAAGATTTATGGTCAAGATATTTACTATCTTCCTCGTGATATTGTTAATAAAGATAATATACTGAATGAGGATGCAAGTTCTCGTTTTAATTCGTCGTATAAGATTGAAATGTACATCGAAAATATCGAAGGCTTTGATGGTGAAGGCGATCTATTTACAAAGTTCGGTGTAGAAATAAGAGATCAAGCTACGTTTATTGTGGCTAAAAAACGTTGGGAACACACTGTCGCAAGATCTGATAATGAAATTGAAGGTGTAAGGCCATTTGAAGGTGATTTGCTTTATATTCCATTTTCTAAAAAACTATTTGAGATAATGCATGTTGAGCACGAACAGCCGTTTTATCAGCTAAAAGATTTACCTACATATAAACTACGTTGTGAGTTGTTTGAATTTAGCGGTGAAGATTTCGATACAGATATTCCAGATATTGATAGTATAGAAAGACAATATGGATATGAGTATCTCTTAACTTTAGATTCAGCAAGTGGCGGATTTACATTAGGAGAAACCGTAAATCAAACTTTCTCGGATGGCGTTGTTATGTCTGGAGAGGTTTCAAGATGGAGCGATTCTGATAAAATACTTGGAGTAATTAATGCAGGCGCAGATGATGGCCTATATCATTCGTTTATAACAGGAAGACAAATTGTTGGAACTGAAGATATTGATTTAGGAATTGCAACTGCTAATTCAATCGCTACTGTAAGTGCAGTAGCCGAAGATAATCAGTTATCAAATACTGAACAGAATACATATTTTGATACGCTGACAAACTTCTTAGACTTTAGTGAATCAAATCCATTCGGAGACCCAAGCTAATGGCTGATTTATTTGATTTTGGTTTTACAGCTGTAGATGAGACAGAATTAGAAGCCGTCCAAAAAGCCACTGCTACTGTAAAAGAAGTAGCATCAAGTGCAACATCGACTCAAGAAAAATTAGATAATTTATTTAATGCTATAATGCCTCTACTTAATAATCTAAAGAAAAATCCAGAAAAAGAATATATCCTTTGGCCAGATAGACTTGCAAAAGTAGAAGCCTTTGAGGATTCACTTCAAGCGATATATAAAGGCTAGCTATGTTCGGTACGTATTTTTATCACGAAAGAATTAGAAAGAGTGTTGCACTATTTGGTGCAATGTTTAATAATATATACGTACTAAGAAAAAATAGTAGCGGTGGTGTTATTAATACGATGAAGGTACCATTAGCTTATGGTCCTAAACAAAAGTTTTTAGATAGAATTAATGAGGTACCTGATTTAGTAAATGATTCAAAGGTAGCTATTAAGCTTCCAAGAATGTCATTTGAAATCGTAGGTATTTCTTATGATCTTAGTAGACAGCTTCAAAAGAATAATGCTTTTAGTCAAGTTGGAACAACTACGCTTAATAGAAATAAAATAAACATATACGTACCATATATTATTAATTTTCAATTAAGTATATACGCTAAAAATCAAGATGACGCTTTGCAAGTGGTAGAGCAGATATTTCCGTTTTTCACACCTCAATATACTTTAACGATTAAACCATTAAGCGATCATCCAGATTTAAAAGAAGATGTGCCTATTAGTTTAACGAGTGTAGGTTTTACTGACGATTATGAAGGCGCACAAGAACAAAGAAGAACAATCATTTATACTCTTGACTTTGATATGAAAGTTAATTTCTATGGTCCAGTTGGTACTAAGAAAATTATCCGTCAAAGCGATGCTAGACTTTATAATATAGATAATGGTTTGAATGATAGCGATGTTTTACTCGAAACTATATCAATAACTCCGAATCCTGCTAATACATTTGGTTTAGCAGATAGTGATTTCGGTTTCAATGAAACTATAACATATAATGGTGATAGCGCGTAAAATGGATTCTGATACAGCAGATAATGATTTTGAATATGCAAGACAGACTTATCACGATTTATTAATTAAAGGATCTGATGCATTAGACGAAATGATGGAAGTAGCAAGAGCTACAGAACATCCAAGAGCATTCGAAGTATTTTCGAATATGATGAAGCATGTTGCGGATATTAATGGCAACTTGTTAGATCTTCATAAGAAAAAGAATGATATAAAAAATAATGATAAAAAAGCTTTGCCTGCAGGTCAAACAACAAATAATGTTTTTGTTGGATCTACAACAGATTTGCAAAGATTATTGAAAGACGAAAAAATAATAAATCATGAATGATACATATCTCGGCAATCCGAATGTTAAGAGAGACGGGATTGTACAAAATTGGACAAATGATGAAGTAACAGAATATGCCAAATGTATGACCAACCCGGCATATTTTGCTTCTGAATATTGTAAGATTATTTCACTTGATGTGGGGTTAGTTCCTTTCGAATTATATCCTTATCAAGAAAAAATGTTTAACCAATTTAACAACAATAGATTTAATATTGTATTAGCATGTCGTCAATCGGGCAAATCAATCTCTAGTGTTGTTTATCTTTTGTGGTTTGCCATCTTTCACCCAGAAAAAACTATTGCAGTACTAGCCAATAAAGGTGCTACTGCTAGAGAAATGTTAGCAAGAGTTACACTTACTCTTGAGAATCTTCCGTTCTTTCTACAGCCTGGTTGTAAAGCCTTAAATAAGGGATCTATAGAATTTTCAAATAATAGTCGCATTATTGCGTCTGCGACTTCTGGTTCTTCTATTCGCGGTCTATCTGTCAACCTACTATATCTCGATGAGTTTGCATTTGTTGAAAGAGCAGCAGAGTTTTACACTTCAACTTATCCTGTTATCTCATCAGGTACAGAATCTAAAATTATTATTACATCTACTGCGAATGGTATTGGTAATATGTTTCAAAAAATTTGGGAAGGTTCTGTACAAAAGACAAACGATTTTATACCGTTTAGAGTAGATTGGTGGGATGTTCCTGGTCGCGATAAAACTTGGAAAGCAGAAACTATTGCAAATACTTCTCAATTGCAGTTCGATCAAGAGTTTGGTAATACTTTCTTTGGAACTGGTGATACACTTATATCAGGAAATACGTTATTAGAATTCAGAGCAAAAGAACCTTATAGAAGACTAGAACAAGATTCTGTTTGTATATTTAAAGAGCCTGAAAAGAAACATGATTATATAATGACAGTCGATGTTTCGAGGGGAAGAGGACAGGATTATTCTACATTTAATGTGATCGATATTAGCACAAGACCCTTTGAACAGGTTGCTGTTTATCGCAATAATACTATATCTCCATTACTCTTCCCGAATATTATTTATAAGTATGCGAATTTGTATAATCAAGCTTATGTTATAGTAGAAGCAAATGATCAAGGTGGCGTGGTATGCAATGGTCTATATCATGAATTAGAATATGAAAATATGCATGTAGAGTCTGCTATCAAAGCGAATGCGCTTGGTATAGAAATGACTCGTAAAGTAAAACGCATTGGTTGTTCTGCTATTAAAGATATTCTAGAAGAGAAAAAGTTAATAGTGTATGATGAGAACACAATCATGGAAATATCGACGTTCGTAGCTAAGGGACAATCCTATGAAGCGTCAGATGGCAACCACGATGATTTAATGATGAATTTGGTTCTATTTGGTTATTTTGCTACAAGTAATATATTTTCAGATTTAACTGATATTAATTTAAAACAGATGATGTTTGAACAAAGAATGAAAGAAATAGAAGATGATGTAGTACCATTTGGTTTTATAGAAGATGGATTAGATGATATTCAAGTAGTACCAAAAGCAGATCCATGGAGTGTAACAGATGAAGGTAGCGGTATACGGTTTGATCCAAATCATAAAAATTTCTAAAGTATAAATAGATTTAATGATTGATTAATCGTATTATGAAAACTTATAATTAGTTCAATGGAATAAGGAAAAATAACAATGGCATTAGGCGTACCTTCCGAGTCTCCGGCTATAGTTGTTAAGGAAGTAGATCTGACAGGCGGCGTGCCTAATGTACAGTCTACAACCGGAGCAATTGCTGGTAAGTTTCGTTGGGGCCCTGCAGGAGTAGCTAAAAAGATCAGTACAGAAACTGAATTAGTCTCTACCTTCGGAGCACCAGACGATGCACACTCAGTCGATTTTCATTCGGCTGCATACTTTTTAAAATATTCAAATGCACTTCAAGTAATTCGCGCAGTAGACACTAGTGCGTTTAATGCTGGTTCAGCTGATTCAGCCGGCGCCGCAGATTTTATTCGAAATGCAGATCACAGAGATGGCTTAACGGGTTTAAATACCTGGGCCGCTAAATATCCTGGTACCTTAGGTAACAGTTTAAAATATGTAAAAATCAATAGTACAGGTTGGGCTGGTGCTAACGCGTCATTTAAAGCACAATTTGATGCAGCGCCAAGCGCTGGTGAAGTTCATGTTTTAGTTTTAGACGAAGACGGCGTTATTTCTGGTACAGCAAATACAGTGCTAGAAAGATTCCCATTCTTGTCAACAACATCAACAGCGCAAAATGCTGATGGTTCAAGTAACTTTGCTCCAAGTGTAATTAACGCGCGTTCAGATTGGTTGTGGTATAATGACGCTGCATTCACTGATTCTACTGGTACAGCTTCAATGGCACACGGTACTGATGGTTCAGTTGTTGCAGCAGATTATCAGACAGCATACAATCAGATTGAAGACAAAGATACAATCGAAGTTGACTTTCTTATTGCTGCCGGCATGGCAAATGCTACAGATCAAGAAACAATAGTTGACGATTTAGCAGCTACTGCTGGTACTACACGCAAAGATTGCGTTGTTGTTACTTCACCATCAAAGGCTTCTGTCGTAAATAACACAGATCCTGTAGCAGCTAGCGTAACAGAAGCTGATACTTTTGCAAGATCTTCTTATGTTGTAGTCGATAACAATCACCTAAAGATTTATGATAAATACAACGATAAGTATATTCATATTCCTGCCGCTTCTTCAACTGCCGGTATTATGGCTGCATCAGATAATGATACAGCTCCATGGTTCTCACCAGCAGGTGCACGCAGAGGCGGGTATCTAGGCGTAACAAATTTAGCATATACACCAACAAAATCTCAGAGAGATACGCTATATAAAGCAGCAATCAATCCGATTGCTAATCTTCCTGGACAAGGTGTATTGTTATTCGGTGATAAAACACACTTAGCAAGACCATCGGCATTTGATCGTATTAACGTACGTAGATTGTTCTTGGTTTTAGAAAGAGCAATCGCTTTAGCAGCAAGAAATACAATGTTCGAATTTAACGACGAATTCACAAGAGCAGAATTTGTTAGTATTGTAGAGCCGTTCTTAAGAGAAGTTAAAGGTCGTAGAGGTATTACTGATTTTAGAGTTGTATGTGACGAAACAAACAACACTGGAACAGTGATAGATAACAATGAATTTGTAGCAAACATTTTCATTAAACCTGCGCGTTCTGTTAACTATATCACTCTTAACTTTGTAGCTGTTAGAACCGGAGTTGATTTTGAAGAAGTCGCTGGGCTACAGGTATAAGGAGATAGACAATGGCAATTTTAGGCGTAGATGATTTTAAAGCCAAATTAAGAGGTGGTGGTGCTCGTCCGAATTTATTCAAATCGACTATCACTTATCCTGGATATGCAGGTGGAGATGTAGAACTTACTTCTTTTCTTTGCGAAGCTGCACAGCTTCCAGGATCTACCATCGGAACAATTATTGTTCCATTCCGTGGTAGACAATTAAAAATGGCTGGCGATCGAGTGTTTGACGTTTGGACTCCAACAATCATCAATGATACGGACTTTAATGTTCGTGATGCGATGGAACGTTGGATGAACGGAATGAACGCTCACAGTGCAAATACTGGCTTGACAAATCCAGTTGACTACGAAGCAGATCTGCTTGTAGAACAGCTTGATAAAGACGGTAGTGTACTTAAAACATATAACTTTAGAGGTTGTTTTCCAACAGCTGTTTCTCCGATTGATCTCGCATATGCGACAGAAAATGACATCGAGAGATTTACTGTTGAATTCCAGGTACAATACTGGGAAGCGGCTACTACTTCTTAAGTGGTATAAATAATCCTTAAGAGGGGCGTAATTGCCCCTCTTTATCATAATCTTTAGGATATTTTATGGCTGATGATAGTTTAAAATTATTTGGTTTCGAAATCAGACGAAATCGAAAAGTAAAAGATGAGTTACTCCCATCTATTGTTCCACCATTAGATCAGGATGGAGCTGGCTACGTTACTGCAGCCGGAGCTCATTTTGGTACGTATGTCGATATCGAAGGCGACAAAAAAACCAAGGACGATCGTCAACTCATAATGCAATATAGAGCTGTAGCTACGCACCCAGAAGTAGATGCTGCAGTAGAAGATATTATCAACGAATCTATTACGTCTTCTCAAAGTGAGCAAGCCGTAAGCATAAGACTAGATAAAGTAGAAGCTCCTGATAATATCAAAAAAGCTATTACAGAAGAATTTAATTTAATCTATAACATGTGTAATTTTGGTGAGATGGGCCATGATATGTTTAAGAGATGGTATATCGACGGCAGAATGTATCATCATTTAGTTATAAATGATAAAAATCCTAAGCAAGGTATTCAAGAGATCAGACCAATTGATGCTGCTAAAATTAGAAAAGTGAAGCAAGTTAAAAAGGAAAAAGATCCGAATACTGGCATTAGTATTGTAAAAAACGTAGATGAGTTTTACATTTATCAAGAAACGCCTGGTGCTCAGACGCAGGGCGTTAAACTTTCAAATGATTCTATTTCTTATGTTACATCTGGTCTATTAGATGAAAAACGTAAGAGAGTTGTATCGCATCTTCATAAAGCACTTAAACCTATCAACCAATTACGTATGATGGAAGACTCGTTAGTCATTTATAGACTAGCTAGAGCACCAGAACGTAGAATCTTTTATATTGATGTCGGTAACTTGCCAAAGGGTAAGTCAGAAGAATATATGAAAAACATTATGGCCAAGTATCGTAACAAGCTTGTCTATGATGCAGATAGCGGAGCTATTAGAGATGATCGCAAACATATGTCGATGCTTGAAGACTTTTGGTTACCTCGCCGCGAAGGTGGGCGTGGAACAGAAATTACTACACTTCCAGGCGGTGAAAATCTTGGACAAATCGACGACATCATCTATTTTCAAAAACGATTGTATAGATCATTAAATGTTCCTCTTGCTAGATTAGAACAAGAGCAGCAGTTTAGTTTAGGTAGATCTACTGAGGTTAGTAGAGACGAATTAAAATTCCAGAAGTTTATTGATAGAATTAGATCAAGATTTGATCACTTCTTTTTAAATATCTTAAAGAAACAGCTTATATTAAAAGGTATTATAACTGAAGAAGATTGGACTACATGGTCTAATAATGTAATGGTTGATTATGTAAGAGATAATCACTTTACAGAATTAAAAGATGCAGAATTATTAAGAGAAAAACTACAGACTCTTGATGTTATGCAACAGTATGTCGGTGAATTCTATTCAAAAGAATGGGTTATGAGAAACGTATTACATTTCGATGACGAAGACATTAAACAAATGAAAGATCAGATTGATGATGAAATGAAAAGTGGTGAAATCGGACCAGACGATGACCACATAAATCCAGCACAAGGAAATGACAATGAGTGATATCGAAACAATGATTGATGCCGCAGTAAATCAGGATTTTAATTCAGCTAATGGAATTTTTAACGAATTAATTAACGCTAGATTAACTGATACATTAGAACAAGAAAAAATAAATACCGCAGCAAGTATTTTTGATCAAGAAAATGTAGACGTTGAAGACGACGAAGATGAGCAATTAGATCTCGACTTTGAAGATGATGATGCGGTTGAAGATGTTGATGAATTAGAAGATGATGCTGATTCTATTGAAACAGAAGAAGTTGACGAAGAGTAATAAAATTTCTTAAAACGGTAATAAGTATAAATAAAACAATGAATACATTTAAACAGTTAAGAGAGAAAATAAATAAGGGCATGCCGCCAGGTGAGCATGTCTATGATAAGAAGTTCGGCAAAGTCGAGCTTATGATTCATAAAGAAAAAAACATGTTTACTGTTTATATTGACCGCGAAAAGCTCGATACCTATAAGACTCAGAAAGAAGCTGAGAAAATGGGGAAAGAGTTTATAAAGCAATATAAAGGATAAGAAATGAAACTGATTGCAGAATATAACGACCAAAATATTGAAGTGATTACTGAAGCCAGAAAAGATGGCGGCACGAATCATTTTATTGAAGGCATTTTTATGCAGTCAGAAGCAAAGAATAGAAACGGACGTATTTATCCCAGACCTATCATGGAAAAGGCGGTCGACAAATACGTTACTGAACAGGTTTCCAAGAACAGAGCGGTCGGTGAATTAAATCACCCAGAAGGACCAACTGTTAACTTGGATAAAGTATCTCACAAGATCACGGAACTTAATTGGAAGGGAAATGATGTTGTGGGTAAGGCACAAATTTTAGACACTCCTATGGGTAATATTGTAAAAGGTTTATTAAATGGTGGTGTTCAACTTGGTGTCTCAACTCGTGGTATGGGTAGCCTTGAGCAAAAAAATAATGCTATGTACGTCAAAGACGACTTTGTTCTTAATACGGTTGATATCGTACAAGATCCATCTGCTCCGACAGCTTTTGTCAATGGAATCATGGAAGGTGTAGAGTGGGTTTGGAACAATGGTGTTATAGAAGCTCAAGTAATTGAAAATATGGAGACTGAAATTAAAAAAGCTCCACGCGCTGATCTCTATGAGACTCAGACTCGTGAGTTCAAGAATTTCCTCTCGTTAATGAAACGTAACTTATAATAAGGAGATCAACATGGCTGATCAAATCGACCAGGATGTAGAGCTCGACGAGGAAATCGAAGAAGCTCACGATCCAGCAAACGCAGAAGCACAATCTGTTGCCTCTGTTGATGCCGCCGAAGATAAAGGCCCTAAAGCTAAAAAGCGTAAGGGTGACAAGGATGCCGGCGATAAAGCACCTATTCCTGCCGCAACAAAAGCAGCTGCTCCACAAGCAGAGTCTATCGATTTTAATGGGGACTTCAGTGAAGACTTGAACGCTCTAGTGGAATCTGAGGCAACACTCAGCGATGAGTTTAAAGCCAAAACAGCTGTAATTTTTGAAGCTGCAGTAAAATCAAAACTTTCTGAAGAGATCACTCGGTTAGAATCAGAATATGCTACTCAACTTGATGAGGAAGTATCTTCTATGAAAACTGATATGGTCGAGAAAGTTGATAGCTACCTCAACTATGTTGTTGAGAACTGGATGGAAGAAAATAAACTTGCGATTCAATCAGGTCTTCGTACCGAAATCGCAGAAGGTTTCATGGGTAAGTTGAAAGACTTGTTTACTGAATCTTATGTGGAAGTTCCAGAATCCAAAGTAGACCTCGTTGACGAACTTGCTACTGCAAACGAAGAACTTGAAGAAGACTTCAATAACGCTGTTGCTAAATCAATTGAGCTTCAAGAAGAGTTAGAAACATATAAGCGTGAAGCGATCATTCGTGAAGCGTCAAAGGATCTGGCTGAAACTCAAGTAGAAAAACTAAAGTCACTGGTTGAATCCATCGATTTTGAAGATGAAGACACTTTTGCTTCAAAAGTATCTACCATCAAAGAATCATATTTTAAACAGCAAGCTGCTGAATCTGTAATTTCTGATGACACTTCTGAAGAAGCAATCGAAGAAGAAGTATCAGACACTATGGCTCAGTATATTGCTGCAATCCGTAAAAATAAACACTAAGTAGGAGATCCTATAATGGAAACTTATGATCGTCTCGTAGAGAAATGGTCTCCGGTTCTGAATGAATCATCAGCCGGCGATATCTCTGACGCACACCGTAAAGCTGTAACCGCAGTTGTACTGGAAAACACTGAAAAAGCTCTTCGCGAAGAGCGTAGTCAAGCAAACTTCTTGTCAGAAGCTTCACCTGCAACATCATCAGGTAACTCTTCTGTTGCTAACTGGGACCCAGTCCTTATCTCACTTGTACGTCGTGCAATGCCGAACATGATGGCATACGATGTATGCGGTGTTCAGCCAATGGCCGGTCCAACAGGCTTGATCTTCGCAATGAAGTCACGCTATGGCACAGGTACAACTGGTGCAACTGAAGCATTGTTCAACGAAGCAGATACCACATACGCTGGTGACTCAGGTGCCACACAATCAGCAAGCCCATCAGGCTTGTCTGGTTTGACAGATACCGACAATGACTCAACTATCGATGACTCACGTGGTTCAAACCCAACATTCGGTACAGGTACAACTACTGCTGAAGCAGAACTTTCAGGTGCATTCCGTAACATGGGCTTCACCATTGAAAAGCAAACTGTTACTGCGAAGTCACGTGCATTGAAAGCAGAATACAGCTTGGAACTAGCACAAGACCTTAAAGCGATCCACGGTTTGGACGCTGAGACAGAATTGTCAAACATTCTGTCAACAGAGATCTTGGCTGAAATCAACCGTGAAGTTATCAGAACAATTAACGGTCAAGCTAAAACTGGTGCTGGTACAGCTAACACAGCAATCAACGGTATCTTTGACTTGTCAACAGATGCTGATGGTCGTTGGTCAGTAGAAAAATTCAAAGGTCTGCACGTACAGTTGGATCGTGAAGCTAACACAATCGCGAAAGAAACACGTCGCGGTAAAGGTAACTTCATCATCTGTTCATCAGACGTTGCTTCAGCTTTGGCTGCTGCAGGTACTTTGGATTATGCTCCAGCATTATCAACTAACTTGAATGTAGATGATACAGGCAACACATTTGCCGGTGTTATCAATGGTCGCATGAGAGTATACATCGATCCATATGCAACTGCTGATTATATCACAGTAGGTTATAAGGGTACTAACCCATATGACGCCGGTGTATTCTATTGCCCATACGTACCGCTAACTATGGTACGTGCAGTTGGTGAGAATGACTTCCAGCCAAAAATCGGCTTCAAAACTCGTTACGGTATGGCCGCAAATCCATTCGTACCTGGTGCGATTTCGAACAATGGTTTGGGTACTGCTCGTTCTAACCAGTACTACAGAATCTTCCGCGTGGATAACATTCTACAATAAGAATCGGATTAACCGATCGAAACTAAGGGCGCTTCGGCGCCCTTTTTTTTAATTCTCGTATCCTATTTCCCAATTACTTTGTTGATCAAAAACATCCCCTATAACCGTATATTGTTTATGAGAATTTGGGATCGGGTGAGATTCTTCATCCATTGATGATAATTTAACATGGCCATTATTTAAA